GGATAAGGCCGCAAAAGGCCGACCGATAGCGCACCGGATACAGGCCGACCCCCACCCCTTGCCAGCGATTGCCTAGGCCGACCGGATAGGCCGCTAGATAGGCCGCATTGATACCCGATACCGACTAGGCCGGCGGTATAGGCGCGAGTATGCCAGCGGGTAGGCCGACGACTAGGCCGCTTGATTGCATATAGTAGAAGGGATAAAAGTAAACGATTAGGGTTTACTTATTAGGGATAGCGCCGATATAATCCTTGCAAGGTCGCGGCATCCGGTCGCGCCCACAATAAAGGGATCGCAACAATGCAAACAAAAACAATCCGACAGCTTAAGCAAGGCGAGGCATTCATGCGCAAAGAGAGCGCGAGCAAGATCTACACGCGAGGCGAGTATGTGCGCGGTAAGCGTGGCGTATGGCCTAAGGGGTATGAATGCAACGATTGGATGGACACAAACCGTTCTATCCAATTACATGGCGATACGGTCGTCTTTACTGGCTTTGACTATTAAGGGGTCTGATTATGGAAATTCTAATCGTTATATTTAAGATCATCGGCGCTGGCATATTGTGCGCGCTTCTATTCGCCGGAATGCGCAACCAAGCGCTACATTGGGAAACCTGTTTTAAGATCTACAAGCGCCTAGCTATTACCTACTATAGCGCGGCCTTTTGCTGGTCATGGTTTCTTGTACTCTCTTATTTAATCTTAGGGGTTTAATTATGAACGATAAAGCCGAATCACTCGCGCACGTTACTCACGCGCTTACGCTCGCAATTACCGCGCCTAGCGACGATCACGCAAGCCGGGCAGTCGCTTTAGCTAACGACCTGGTATCAATCGCAATTAGCCAGGGGGCGACCGATCGTGACATTGAGCATTGCAAAAAGGCCGCCGTTTGCGCGGTCGAGTATTTAAACCAGTAGCGCGCCTAGGGGTAGGCCGCTCATTAACTTAAAAGGAAAGGAAATTATGAAATTACTATCAATCGGCAACAATGCCAAAACGATCAAATCAGATAAGCGCGGCGAGTACTTGACCGCGATTCTATACCTAGCGCCAGCCGATACGGTCGCGGGTATCAATGTCTGCCCTATGGCTGAAAAGGCAGGATGCAAGGCAGCTTGCTTATATAGCGCTGGTCGCGGCGCATTCTCGAACGTACAGGCGGCGCGTATCCGCAAGACGGAATTATTCCGCGATGATCCCGTTTTATTCGTCGATACACTCGCCGCCGATATTTTAAAGGCTATTAAAAAGGCCGAGCGCCTAGGCGTTCAATTAGCGGTGCGCTTAAATGGTACAAGCGATATCGCATGGGAAAATCAAAAGGGATCGAACGGCCTCTCTCTTATGGCGACGTTTCCCGATCTTACTTTTTACGATTATACGAAATTGCCGACTAGGCGCGTTCCCGCGAATTATCATCTAACGGCCTCTTATAGCGCCGCAAATGCCGCCTACGCTAAAAAAGTTAGCAAGAGCGCGCACAATATATCGGTCGTATTTAGGAATGAACTACCCGCCCAATACCTAGGCCGTCGCGTGATTAATGGCGACCGCGACGATTTACGCTTTACCGATCCCGATAATGTAATTGTGGGTCTATTGGCAAAAGGCGCGGCGAAACGCGATCAATCCGGTTTTATTGTTGATATTATTGCGAGGGGTTAATTATGAAAGTAATACACGTTTACAAAATGCGAAAGGATGGAAAGTTTAAGGTTGAGCTTATATATGCTGGAGAGCCGAATGCATTCGGCGGGCGCTATCCCGATTCGCGCTTTAATAAGCTTAAAACGCTCGAGGAAATTAACGATTATGAATTGTACGGTGATGATCAATTCTATAATCACTCGCAATTCAGTGATTCAATTTTCACGTTATTAGATAGAAGGGGTTAATTATGAGCAACATTATCCAATTCCCTAAGCGCGTTTCGGAATTCGAGCGCGACTATATGCCGATTCGGCGCGATCAATTAGTTATTAAAGTACAGGCCGAAAAGCGCGCTAGTTTTTGGTCTACCGCGCTGGTTTCGGCGGCGGTCTTTACTATCTACGGTCTAATCCTACTTACTTTTTTCGAGGTGATCTAATGAGTGATTTATGCATTGAGTGCGACCGCGATACCTCATTCGGTAGCGGCCTTTTCATTAACCGTATACCCGCCGACAATGGCGAGCGCGACGGTTTCCTGTGTGTAGAATGCTGGTCGATCGAATGCGACCATTGCGGCGAATTATCTAGCGAATTCGGATCGGATGATAAAGGCGGCATGATTTGCGACGACTGCGCCGATTCTAAGGGGTATTTTGACTATGCGTGATCATTGGCAAATGGCGCTAATGCTCGCGCTGTCGATCCTTCAAGGGATAATTCTAGTCGCGTATTACTAGCGACCCAATACTGAAAAGGCCGTCAATAGCGGCCTTTTTTTTGCCTATCGTTTACGCATTCCGACCCCTTACCCTATCCCCTATCCTATCCAGCCGAATAGCGGCCTTTTGCCATTGTCGCGCATATAAGCCGATTTGAGCGCCTTTTGCCGTTTGCCGCTGTCACCCAGCCACTTTTACCTATCGGCGCGCCTAGGCGATTTTAGCGGCATTCTCGCGCATTTCAATAATCAGTAACTGGCAATCCCTAAGCGCTTGTTTTATATAGACTTTTCGATTCCGCCAATTCAAAGCGGAATGCGAATAATTCGCGTTCAGGGTCGCTTGCGGAGGCCGATCCGGGGTCGATCCACCCATAGCCATGGGATAGCCATGGGATAGCCACATAGCGCCATGGGATAGCCATAGGATGCTGAGCCATAGCCATGGGATGCTCACCCGCAGCCATGGGATACTCACGATTTCTTCGGCGGTTTCTTCTCACCAGGCTTGCCGAATATCTTATCCCAGTTCTCTTCAAACTGGCTCTTCTTCACCTTCCTGGGTCGCTGTTTTGAACCTTTACTCATCTCTGTCCACCTATAACCATGGGATAGCCATGGGATACTTAACGGCCTCGTTGAATCGCTTTCATCTTAGCCTTAACAAGCTCTTGAGCAAACACCTTTCTCCATTCCTTCTGGAATCTAGTCTTTGCCATCCTCCTAGCGTCGAAGAACTTCTGCTGTACTCTTGTGTTTCCGAACTTAACTATCATACGGATGGTCTGCCTGGCTATACCTCCACGCTTACCCTTCCTTCCCATTCTTTCCCAGAGTCCTACGTTAGGATCATCTGCGCTTATATTCTGGCTCTGTCTGCCTGAGTTAGGCGCTGACCCTCTGTAGGGTTTACCTGCGAAGAACTTAGGGTTGTCGTACCTCTTGCTCACCGCTTTGTTAGCAATGTTGCCATAGCGGTTAGTGGAGATATTCATAGGCTTGATCAAAACCTTTTTGCTCGGAGTGACCTGGCCTCCGTCTATTGTTTTCATAACATAAGGACGGTCATCCTTAACGTATAGGAATCCATAAAGCAGCTTTTTGGTCGATTTTGCGTACTGTACGGCCTGTTTAGACCATCTAGTAGCTCCCCCATCATAAACCCTGTCCATATCTCTAGAAGTGCCTTTTTTACCCTCAAACAGCATCTTATTGATGGCCTGAGAGGTCGCAAAAGGGATTTGTTCCTTGGAGTGGTTGTCCAGAAACTTATGCATTCTTCTTGTGTCCATCGTGACATGAAACATCTTGCTATCCTTATCCGGTATAGGCATAATTAATTATGCGCGGTGAGTTTTGCCTTCCTTTTACTCTTTGTGGCCTACCCAGCCAACGCGCAACTACAAGAACTTATTCCTGAAGTCCAAAGTCGAACGCCCTTCCTTCTGCTTCATATTAGTTAGCTGATAATCTATCTTCTGTATCTTGCCGCCAGCTTTGAGAAACCGAGCAATGTCTGCATCGATGATTGCTTGCAGCTCAGTCTTACTCGCTTCGGTTATTTCGTTTTTGTAGGGAGTGCGGCTAAGGATGACTGTGTTTTTATCTATATCTGCAAGACTCATAGGATTATGTCCATATTAAAAATTATCGGAAGGCCAATCTTCCTTCTTTGCTCTCGCCTGGCTAGAGACTCTTTGATAGTTTTGTAGTCACCGTAAGCAATCCTCTCGCCTCGCTTAATCGTCTCATCTGCCATAGCTATTATACACTCATCCCAATCAGCCTTTTTATTGAGCAACCAGTGTTTGTCTTCCTCGCGTTCAAACGGCTTATCAAACAAGACCTCTGGCTTCAAACCAACCGCAGCAACTACGTCAACGCCGTTAGCGCCACAGGCGTGACAGTGACATAGGATAACGTCGTCTTTCTCTGTGATGCTCATCGAGGGATTTCTGTCACCATGAACAGGACAGCAAGCAGTCCATCCATTAGGGGTCTTGCGAACCTTATCTAATCGCTCTAGAACTATTGAGATATTTAGCATTGCTTTTAGCCCTTCTTATAGTCAGCATTTGTATCCAATTCTTTACGTCCTTGGATTCTGTTTTTACTGGAACTTTATCTACGTTGCGAGGCCAGACATCAAACTTATCCCTATAAGCGTGAGCCGCCCATCCATCTGACCATCCGCGAGACCTGGCGTGATAGAGCAGTTCTCCGTACCATCTGTTTTTGTCCTGGCTCAAGGTCAGCTTGTCTACCTTTTTCAACAGACCGCCTGTGTCCTTAAATACAGGCTCTGTCATAGCCAGTTCATAGCCACAGGCGCACTTACGCCCAGTGAATGTCGCTGAGCATACCGGACAGTCACGCATGATAGGCTCTTTCTCTTCCTTTTTGGTCTGATCCCGCTCATCGAACTTTTTCTCGCCGCTATGCAGAGAGTCAGGGATGACATCCTCTGGGAACATACCGTGGCGATGGAGGTTACCTGCGTGGTCTAGGTAGATAGCGCGCTCTTTTCCTGGCGCTATTCTCCATATGCGACCTGCTCGCTGTATCCAACTGATCTTAGAGTTCTTAGATGTAGGGAAACAATCTATCAATATCTCTACTGAGGGGTCATCGTAGCCAGTACCGAGCAAGCGACTGCATGACAGTACAAGCGCCTTACCTGCGCGATGGTCTGAGTAGATATACTTGCGCTCTTCTTCAGGCATATAGCCGTCTATGTGTAGAGCTGGGATTCCTGCTGCGTTGAACTTCTCGACTAATGCTTTAGAGTGCGCAACGGAAGGACTGAACGCTATCGCTCGCTTAGTAAGGTCGCCAGAGTGGACACGGTAGTTTTCTACTACGTCACCGTTGAACGTCTCTGAATCAATCATAGCAGCGCCAAGAGATTCTGCATCAAAGTCGCTACCGCCTGTAGGCAAGGCTTTCTTCTTGATCCCCTTGGTACTGATTGTCTCACCAACGTAGTAGTCAGTAGGACATAGGTAACCTAGGTCGATTAATTGCCGTGGCGTGATTGGTACGAGTAAATCGTCCCAGTATTTACCCAGACCCTTAGAGTAAGGGGTAGCTGACAGCCCTATGAATGGCACGTTGTCATACCTGGTCATAAAGCCGTCTACCAGACCCTTATACATTGTGTGACATTCATCTACTATCGCCAGGCCAAAGTTTAGATGCTTCCTGCGAACCGCTGTCTGAATAGATGCGATCTGTATCATTTTGTTAGGGTCGTACCTGGGGTCATCCCCTTGCATTACGCTGAAGTCAGCGCCAAGCCGCTCAAACGTCTCAACCGTCTGGCCGACTAGCTTAACCCGGTCGCAGAAGAATATACTTCTAACGCCGTTCTCTGCCGCCCTCATCATGATGAACGCTGCAATCATTGTCTTACCCATAGAACATGGCGCAGCTAACAAGGGACGCTTATTGCCTTTCCTAAGTGACTGCCTGATCTGCTCAACGGCAGATTCTTGGTGAGGTCTTAGCTCAATCATTTTATATGCGTCTTTTGTGAGGCTTTGTAAACTTTACGAAACATATATTGGTCATTAAACACTTTAATGCGCCTTATATTGTTCATTGCGACACTTTATGGCGGCTAGTCATTTTTATTTGCTCGATTCCGATTTCCTCTTCAAGCGTGTCACGAGCTATCTGCTCTGCATCTGACTGTAGAATGGTAGTCTTGGACGCATTCCATAGTCTGAGCTGAACTTGAGCAGCCTCGGCTTTATAATGGTCTTCGATGTACCATCCACGGTACTTTTCTATCGCGGCCTTATCAGTTGTTGCATAACCAAACTTTTGACCATTTCTCGTTAAAATCCACATTAGAAGTCCTCCCTGCGAACGCCGTTGTAGTCATACATATCTAGTGGCGGTACATCGTTAAGGTCTGTGTACCTATTCCAGATTTTAGAATCTAGGTCATCCATGATTTCGCGCTTAGCGATGTCATAGAACTTTTCGTACTTAATAAAGAAATCATCATGCGTGATCTCGCCAGCAAATGCTTTTGCCATGTCAACATGGAACTGCTGGCAGTCAGCTTCCGAGCTGTCGCAAAACATCATCTCTTGCAATTCGTAAGGGGTTTCCTCAGTCCAGGCAATGACGAGTGCGTTAGCTGCTGCGTCCGTTGCTTCTACACATCGGTTCTTTGGGTCTACTAGGTCGTCCAGATTTTCGTCAATCGCGTCAATTAAAGTCATGTAGTTCTCCTTTGGTTGAAATAATACTGCCTACCAAAAACACAGGAGTCAACAAATTTTGTTTACTTGTCATATCATTTTGTATCAACAACTCGTTCTCTACCAATCGCCTGTTCAGTGGTGTGACACTCTGGACAGTACCAACAAACCCGGTACATTTGATATGTGTCATCTGTTTGACGATGGTTAAAGCCTATGACTTCTCCCATAACTTCGCCGCAGCGGCATGGTTTCTCTGAAAGGTCGTCCATTTTGATCTCCAAATTACAGGCACAAGCGCCCATTTTCCCCCGCAAACACACCCACGGCATTAGGTGTCCTAGCGCTCCAAAACGGAAAGTCCGAAGACTTGGTACTCATTGCAACGATCCACAGTGGTGAACCGCTCCCCCGCCAGACTTAACTGGAGGTTATTTCAATGCCTAGCTCGCGACCTGGTTGTGTGTGTTTGCGGTTACCTGTTGACATGGGCGAGTCAGCGCAGGTTGTTAGGTCACTTGCTTCTCACATTTCTGCGGCTAATTTAAGGGTCAGCTACCCATGAGCCAGAGTACGTCAGGCTTTACCACACGTTCGGTGTAGGACTTGGTAGGATCGTACAGGATGGTGTAGAATATCCCTTGTCGGGTTTCTACTTTCCTCATTCAAGTCAGAATTTAGGGCTAGTAACCCACCGACAAGCCAATAGTAGTCCCCTTGAGTTAGATTTGCAAGCCCTGACACGTTGTGAAACGCTCAGGGCTTTTTTTTATCTATAGTAGGGACAAAACAAAACAAAAATAATTAGTTTTGCCTCCTAGAAACTTCTTGCAGTCGGTAATCATATTCGGTAGATTAGTCTACTCAAGGAGATTACTTATGAAGCAATCAGAACAAATAAACGAACTTGCTGCGGCACTAGCTAAGGCTCAATCGGTCATGCCAAAGGCTAAGATGTCTGGCATCAATAGTCGGTTTGCTGACAAGGCAACTGGTAAAACTGGCGCTTACGCTACCCTCGATGACATTCGTGACGCAGTTAAAGAAACTCTAACTGCTAACGGCATAAGCTATACCCAGCATCCTTATTCGATCAATGGAGAGGTCGGCGTAGAAACTATGCTGATCCACTCTAGCGGTCAGTGGATGCGCTCACGTTTTGGTGTTCCGTCTTCTAAGCATGACCCTCAAGCTTATGGCTCACTTTTGACTTACGTTCGCAAATTCGCCCTGGCGGCTGCTGCTGGAGTAAGTACACAGGAAGACACTGACGCTGATGAGGTTTCACATAGTGAGCCAACTCCTACTATCACGGCTGAACAAGTAGGCAAGATTCAGAATCTCTTAGCATCTAGTGTCATCGATGAAAAGCGCGTATTAAAAAGCTACACGATTAACAACCTCACCGAGCTTCGAGCAGCAGACTTTGAGCAAGCGTGTAAAAGGATATCCGATGCGAATGACAGATCACATAAAGTGTAAAGGCTGCGCCCAACGAAGAGCGCAATTAGACACGATGTGTAATAACTGTCTGAGGCTCTATCATTTACTTAATAGCCTGTGGAAACCAAATGAGAATATCAACAGCCACCCAGGGTACGACAGATTGGCTCATCCAACGCATTGGTGTCGTGACAGCGAGTAACTTCTCTAAGGTATTTACTACCGCAGGGAAACTTAGTACTAGCCGTGACGGACTAATCAATCAATTGATTGCCGAGAACCTGCTCCAGAAGCCGACAGAGACGTTTAAGTCGGACGCGATGCAAAGAGGTAACGACCTGGAGCCAGAGGCTAGAGCCTACGCAGAACTGATGCTAGATGTAGACATAGAAGAATTTGGCCTGATTAAGATGGACGACTATGAGATAGGCTGCTCATCTGACGGCTTGTGGGATGACACAGGCATTGAGATCAAATGTCCTAATGCCAGTACCCATATTGCATACTTGCGTAAAGGTAAGTTGCCAACAATTTATACACAGCAAGTCCAAGGAACTATGCTCGTTTTGGACTTATCAGAATACTGGTTTCTCTCATACCATCCTGACTTAGAGCCACTTCTAATAAAGGTAAAGAGAGACGACAAACTGTTAAAACTGGCAGAGCCTTTACTAATAGAGACTGCTGAAATCATTAAAACTGAAACTGAAAAACTGAGGAAGTAACATGGACTACGATAATAACAACCGTGGCGCGCTATGGAAGAACGATAAGCGAACTACAGAAAAGCATCCGCAACTGCGTGGTAGCGCCGAGATCAATGGCGTTGAGTACTGGGTCTCTGCCTGGACATCTAGCGAAGGAGGCAAAAAGCCACTGGTAAGCCTTTCGTTTCAGGTTAAGGACGCAATGCCTACCGCTGCTGCGCCAGTTGTAGTTTCTAACGAAGTAGACTTTGATGACGACCTTCCATTCTGATGTACAAGTTTAACTTCGGCAAATCACTGAAGATCGCTCAGGAGATCAACGGCATTAAGTCTGTTGATCTTGCGAAGCGATTTGATGTGCGAAAGCAGCATATCTCGCGATGGAGGCATATGGAAGACGCGCCTCTGTCGCTAGTCTGCAAAGTGGCTACTGAATTACAGCTTAGTCCTATAGAGTTCTTAAGACTAGGAGTCAACAATGCAGACATTTGAAGATCTTGAGTCAGCGTTAGAGGAAGCCAAATACTGCGCTGAAACAGAGCGTTTTAAATACTATGTATTTCAAAGAGACAATAGATATGTGGTGCGTAAGAAACACAACTCTATACGCTTCCAGACTCCGCATATCGAAGTTGGATTTAAATACGCTACGCTTGGTAGACCGCCTGATGTTTAATAACCAAAAACGCCCAAGGCATTACGCTGCTGAGATCCTTGATCTTAAAACAGTAGAAGAGCGAAGGGCTGCTCTAAAAGAAGTCCCTACAGAGCAACGTGAACGAGTTGAACTATATGTCAGAAACGAATTCGAGCGCAGGAAATACTCTCGCAGAGCTTGAGAAGATCACCAGACAATACTCTGAGGCTGAAGCCAACAGAATGTATCTTATGGAGTTCAGAAAGTCCAAAAAGGCTATACTTATGGCAGAGGCAGAAAGGACTAACCCTTCTATGCCAATAGCTAAACAAGAGCGTTACGCCTATTCGCATCCTGAGTACCTACAATTGCTTGAAGGTCTTAAGGTAGCAATAGAACAAGCAGTAATGCTTAAACATAAGATACAAGTATTTAATATGAGGTTTGAGCAATGGCGATCAACTCAGGCAACGACAAGAGCGGAAATGAATCTAAGATAACCTGGAATAAACCCAGAGATATTAGACAGCTCGAAAAGATTGTACCAGTGACAAAGCGTCAGTTCTCATTAGAACTGTTGTCTATGCGATTTAATCAGTTTGATGATGAGACACAAAGACGAGCGCTAAAGGTTATGGACGCGCTAAGGACAGGTTACTTTTGCCGACTCTAGCTCAGGTAAGAAAAAAATGCTTAGTGGCTATCCAGTTGTTAGCTAGGATATCTGCTGCTGATGAATATGGTTATGTAGAGTGTGTCAGTTGTGGCGTGGTTAAGCATTACCGGGATGGAATGCATGGCGGTCACTACATTGCAAAAGGGAAAGGAGGCACTCACCATCTTGCGCTAGAGATAGAGAACGTCCATCCCCAGTGCGCTGGCTGCAATCTACAGATGGGTAAGGGCGCAGGAACTGTCGCTCATAATTATCAGAAGTGGATGTATGACTACTATGGGAAAGACTATGTAGACGATATGGTCAGCCGTCCTAATGTTGTAAAGAAGATATCTCTACCAGAGTACGAAGACATATTGTCTCAGCTTCAAGAGCAAATTAAATACCACGAGCAAAGGATAATTATTTAATGCAAGTAATTCTAACTCAAGAAGAATTAGACCAATGTAAACACGCAGCATCAAATAGAAGCAATTACGCTAGGTCTAGCAAAATCAAAAACCAAAGAGTAGATCAGTCTAAGTCGGATAAGGATGTTGATTATATAGGCATGGTCGGAGAGCTGGCTGTAGCAAAGGCGTTAGGTCTTGATATGGACTTCGAAAAGGTAGGCGTAGACCATGGGATTGATTTTACTTATAACAACTACACTGTAGATGTTAAAACTAGGTCTTATCCCGGCAACGACCTAGTGTTTAAACGTCAATCAGCATTCAAGGCTGAAGTTGCAATACTAGCGCAATTTAAAAAAGAGAACTGCGTTAATATTTTAGGCTGCATGAGCCGGGAACGATTTGAAAAATACGCAAAACCAACACACTACGACTGCCTTAGCGCATCCGCGAAATATATACAGCCAATAGAGAAACTCATTAATAACACAAAGGTGACTAATGAAATCGACTGACTATCAGGTAGCTGGCGAC